GCGTCAACGCCTTGAAGGTGGTGGAGAATATCTTTGAGCACAACAATGGCGGGCTGTTCGGACACACGGAGAAGTGACTTCAATTGCGAAGGTTACAGCATACCGTAAGAAAAGGGGAAGTCCAAGGGGACTAGAATCAAAAAGGGGTGACACCCCCTGAACATCAAAACGGAGTTCACTGAGCCGGAATGTGAGCGGTTCCGCCGGGAGTGCAATTTCACCGAAGAGGAACGGGCTGTATTTGACCTGCGGGTTCGTTCCCGCTCCCGTGTGGAGATTGCGGTGGGACTGAATATGTCCGAGTCCACCGTAGACCGGCGCATCCGCAGCATCAAGCGGAAAATCCATAAAGTGCTATGACAAGGCCCCTGGAGAGTATCATTTCTCCAGGGGCTTGGTTTAATATCGGCTGTAGATTTGACCGCGGTTTCCGGCGTCGATGATAAAGACGATAAACTGCCCCTCATCTACGGTATAAATGACACGATATTTTCCCACACGAAGCCGCAGCACCCCTTGGTTTTTCTTGCCCTGGAGCGGCTTGATATCGCCGCTGTCTGGCAGCCGTTCAATGGCGTTTACGATTCTCCGCCGCTCGTTGATGGGCAGGCCGTCAATAAACTTTTTGGCCGGTTTTTTGATGATGAATCGATACATCAAGCAAGCCCCCACTCCCGCTTGCATTCCTCCAGGGTAAATGCCTCGTCCTTTTCGGGGTCATTCTGGTAGCGCTCGTATAGCTGCTGGCAAAACGCGTCGTCTTCATCCTCATCGGCGGTAATGCCTTGAATATAGGCCAGAACATAACCAAGTTTATATTCCGGCACCCTGTCCAACATAGCAATGACCTGCTCCCGTTCACTCATCGGGGGTCGCCTCCTTTCATCCCGCGTCGGTCCGCTCCTTTGCTGCGCCTCTATTATACCGCAAAAGTCCGGGCGCGTAAACAATAACCTATCCGGCGGAATCGGGTGTGTTCGACGGAGACGGCAGGTCAGCAAGTGCTCCTTCCTGCCATGTGTGCGGCGTAGGTCAACATCCGTTCCAGCTTATCCCGGTCCCAGAGCTCTACGCCCAGGGCGCGAGCGGCTTCCTTCCCGCCCTCGGTGAAATAGTTGTTGGTCAGGACTACCGCCACACTGCAACCGTAAATGGTCTTGCCTGCGTGGACCTCCTGAACTGGCTTGTTGCCCAGCTTCTGGCCATAGCGTTTGCATTGGATAGCGTATTTCTTCCCGTCCTTTACGGCGATTACGTCCACCCCCTGGTCCCCTGAGCTGGGGGTTACCTTTACACCTTCATACCCCAGCTTCTTCAGGAGCTCCGCCGTGAAATGCTCGAAATCGTGGCCGTCCATTTTGTCAATGCGTGACATGGTGACGGAGCGGGGGACAGGTTTTGGCTTAGAAGCAGCAGGGCGGGCAGAAATTCGGGAGACGGGCTTATTTTGTTGTATCTTTTGGCTTGATTTGCTCTTCTTTACCCCTTCTACTATCCCGCATAATATAATCTCTAAAATCTTAGAAAAAACATCAACTATGGATTTTATAATAGAAAAAAGCAGCCTCATTAGCATATTTGCCATTATATCACTCACACCTATTTGTTTTAAGCCAACCCCGCTTTACGGACTATATTCATCACCTCAACGTTGATTTTGCTGTTACATAGGAAACTAAATGTAAATGTCTCTTTGGTTTGGACATTCTTTAATGTCATATATGCAACGGTTGATGTCTCGACCTCTCTGGTAGTGGTAGTTCCTGTCCGCTGTTCTGCTCCTATTGTCTTGGCTTTCCCCTTCTTATTTCCGGTTCCTACCATTGCGCCGATTGCAGTACCAACCCCCGGCATGATGAGAGAACCGACTATTGCACCTGTCATACGGCCAGTTCGCTTTGTCCGGCTCTTTTCTGTGCTTTTGTGCGATACATTTTCCTTTGTAGTCGTAATAGTTTCGTATTCCGGCCCGTCCCACTCGTAATCAATAATTGTGAAAACAAGCGGTCCGTTTTTCCCATATACAAAAACTGCGCCACTTGGATGCTGCATCAATTTAAGAGCGCCGGCGGTTCCTACTGCACTTCCAAAATAGCTCCTTCCAGCATCAACATGGAGTAAAATCCCGCCTTCCGGCACTTCTGGTTTTTTGCTGAATAGTCCCATAATTTCACTTCCACTTATCGTTTAGATAATTTAGAGATATCTTTGCAAAACAACAAGCAAAGTCTCCTTAAACTGAGTCAGCTCATAAATATCTTGGAACGGATACTTGATTTCTTTCTTGCTTTCGTCCGGCACTATCAAAATTTTCGAGGAATCAGACAGCTTTAAGCGGCATATCCACTTTCTTGTATTCGATTTGTATAAGATGTTAAAGTATGATTCTGTATCTTTATATGTAATATTTTTGATATCCGTGAACTCTGACAAAAGATTTTTAATGATGAAATACGCCTCAAGCTCTTCTTCGGTAGTTACGATGCGCGGGACTCTCTTTTTATCCTTTGAATCGTCCTCTAAATCCTCTTGCGCATCATCAGACCGCTTCGAGTCCGAAACAGAAATGTTTCCGCCAGACCCGCCAAGTGCCACTTTTATTTTATCATTCATCATCTCGCTGATTAAATCATTCAGAGCTTTATTTAAGATAGGCCTGAATTTTTCAATTACAGTTTGTGTTTTTGCTCCAGTATAACACGATTGCAAGAAGAGGCGTACAAATTCGTCGGACGGATTGTTTAGTTGCTCAGAAAAGACCTCTTTGAACGCATGAACATACTTCAACTCAGATGCCGTACTAAATACTGACTCAACATCAAACACAGATTTGCAAAATTTTTTTAGTTCAGGCACCTGATTGTCGCGGATATCAAGCATGTTTATGGACAAGAACGGGTCTTTATCCATTTTGTTTGCATCTTCTAAATCTGTATAGAAACGATAATGGATTCCGTTAGTCAAAATAGCGAATTTTGCAGAGCTTGTCCCAAAATACCTAAATAACTGGGAATCGTGGCGCTCGAGGTTCTCCGTTATGGATTTACACTCTACTAGAATAATTGGTTCTTCATCTTTAATGATGGCATAGTCTACCTTTTCTCCTTTTTTGATTCCAACATCAGCAGTAAATTCTGGAACAAATTCTTGAGGATTAAAAACATCGTACCCAAGCATAGAGAAGAATGGCATTATGATTGCTGTTTTGGTCGCCTCCTCGGTCTGAATGGTCCCAACCATAGATTCTACCCGTTTTGAAAATTGTTTCAGTTGATCGATAAAATCCATTAAACTCACTCCAATTCTATGTTTCTTGTTGGCCAGTGGCAAATCAAAATCATCTGTATCAACATGGATTAGGTGTTATTTTGGTATTGTTTTAGCTACATTGCCTAATATGTTAACACATTATTAACAAAATGTCTATAGTTTCCAAGAAAAATCTCGAAAATCCCCTTGACACATTGCTAGCAATGAGCTATAATTGCTAGCAAAGGAGGTGCGGAGATGGCCCCAAGCAATAGTCCCGAGTACTATCGAAAGAGACGGGAAACCATTGGGCAGTTTAGCGTTCCTATTGCTAGAGACAAATTGAAAGCGCTAACAGAGAAACTGAATAGTCAGAAAAAGACAAAAACCCAGTGGCTTAACGAGAAGATTGACGAAGAACTTGGGAAATAGAGAGAGCGCCCACCCTCCCAGCAAGAAGATGTGGACGCTCTAAAGCCCCCGGAGGTCTCCCAACCGGGTAAATCTATCATACCACGTTGGGAGCCTCCACGCAACAAGAAAAAGGAGGTTTTCAAGAACATGAGCAAAATCGAGGAAATGAAACAGTACATTGAGCGTACGAAGATGAGCGCCAGCACCACCGGCCTGTACAAGATGAATATGCTTGAAGCGTTTGAATTAGCGTATCAGGCGCTTGAATGCCGTGACCTGCCCATTGAGGCCATTTCCCTGGCGTTCAACTATGGCAAGGCCAAAGGCTACCGGGCCGCGAAGGCGGAGGGGAGGGCGCAGGTATGACGGTGCGAGAGTTCTTTGAGGTGGCCGAAATTCCTACTTCGTTCTGCCTGTACATCGGAAACGGTCAGGAAGTCAGCATCGGACAGGAGGACACAGCACTTGTAGAGGCGTTTGGGGATATCGTGATTGAGAAGATCATGCTTCCCGGCCAGCCTTGCGGCGTGAACGCCAAGACCATACCTGTTCGGGAGGTGCCCGCATGAACGAGCTCCAGGTGTTCAGCTACAACAGCAGCGAGGTACGCACCGTCATGAGGGACGGAGAGCCGTGGTTTGTGCTCAAGGATGTGTGCCGGGTTCTGGAAATTTCGGACCATAAGGTGGTCATCAGGCGGCTGGATAAAGATGAGGTGTGCCAGATACCCCTCACCGATAGCATGGGCCGCAAACAGAAAACTTGGCTCATCAACGAATCCGGCTTGTACAGTGTTATCCTTCGCTCGGACAAGCCGGAGGCCAAGCCGTTCCGCAAGTGGGTGACCTCCGAAGTGCTCCCCACCATCCGCAAGACGGGCAGATACGGGCTGGACGATACGAAGGCCACACTAGCCGAGGCGAAGCTGAACAACAGCCGGGCCCGTGTGGCGTCGGCATGGATGAAGATTTCCAAAGAGAACCCGGTTTCCAGCTATAAGCAGGTGTGCGCCCACTACGCCAGCGCTGCTCTGGCAGGGCGGGAGGTTCTGCCCCTGCCGGACACCGGCGAACGGACGTACACCGCCGCAGAGGTTGGGGCAATGCTGGGCGGCATCAGCGCGAACAAGATAGGCCGGGTAGCCAACCAGAACGGCCTCAAAACCCCGGAATATGGGACGGAGGTCTGGGACAAATCCCCCCACAGCGCCAAGCAGGTCCCCGCGTGGCGGTACAACGACAAGGCCGTAAAGGCCCTGCGGCAGTTATTGGAGGGGGCTGACCATGAAACTGTTTGAGCTGAAAATCACCAAGGAAGGAATCACCATCAGCCGGGACGCCGAGATGTGCCTGACTGGGCGCCAGAAATACATTTTGCTGCTGACCGGAATTAGCTGCTATGCTTCCTGTAAGGTCATACTGGCGTTTTTCGCCTTGATGCAGTAGCGGCCTGACAAAAAAGTGACAGGAAACTGACAGAAAAGAGAGGGAATCTTGATGGGTTCCCTCTCTTCTTTTGTGCGAAAATATCCTCAAGGAGGACACAGAGACTGGGCGGCAAGGCTGCCATGCCTGTTATGGGCGTCGCTGTGTCCTCCTGCTTTTTTTCAGGAGGCTGCTATGGAACAGAAGGAAAAACAAGAAGCCAAGACCTGTCCGTGCGGGGGCTCGTGCACCTGCCCGAACTGTCCGAACTGCGGCAGATGAGCTTTGCCTATTATAACGCCAACCCCACCGGGAAGAGCGTAGGGGACTGTACCATCCGCGCGCTCTCAAAGGCCCTGGGGCAGAGTTGGGAAGAGACATATGTAGGACTTGCCCTCCAGGGCTTCCGTCTGGGGGACATGCCGAATGCCGACTCTGTGTGGGGCCCCTACCTGCGGGAGCACGGCTTTACCCGCCGCCTGCTGCCGGACACCGAGTGCTACACCGTAGCGGACTTCGCGGCGGACCACTCAGAGGGGACGTTTATCCTCTCTATGCCGGGGCGGCATGTGGTTACAGTGGTGGACGGTGTGATTTATGACAGCTGGGATTCCCGGAATGAGGTCCCGACCTACTTTTGGACAAAGGAGCATTGACAATGGCCTACCCAACCTACCCATATTCCGGCTACCAGCCCACCCCATATTACCCCGGCCCGGTGCAGGACCAACTGGCCCAGCTGCGGCAAAACCAGATGCAGCAGATTCCCCCACAGCCTCAATTCCCCCAGCCTCAGCCTACCTCCAACGGCATTATTTGGGTACAGGGGGAAGAGGGGGCAAAGGCGTACATGGTGGCGGCGGGGAACTCCGTGATGCTCATGGACAGCGACGCCAGTGTGTTTTATATCAAATCGGCAGACACCAGCGGCATTCCCCAGCCCCTGCGGATTTTTGACTATGCGGAGCGCTCGGCGGGGCCCAAGAACCCCGTCCCACAGCAGACTGCTCCGCAAATTGACCTGACCCAGTTTATCACACGGGACGAGCTGGAGGGTATCCTGTCCGAGCGCTTGAGACGCCCCAGCAAGCCCGCAAAAACAAAGGAGGATGCAGAGAATGGCTAACCCGTTATTTCAGGCTCTGGGCGGCGCTGGAAGCCCCCAGGGAGGTCCTATGAACATGATGCAGGCCTTTCAGCAGTTCATGCAGCAGAACCAGGGCAAAAACCCCAATGAGATGATTCAGCAGCTGCTATCCTCCGGGAAGCTGAATCAGCAGCAGCTCAACCAGGCCCAGCAGATGGCAAAACAAATGGAGGGGCCGTTGAGCGGGCTAAAGGGTATGTTCGGATTCCAATAAGTGCAAACAGTCTGGCCAGACTTTGCAAATACATCAACAAAGGAGACAAAATATGGCTCTTGGAACTGACAGCGGCGGTGTTCCCGCCGTCATGAATGTAACGCCCACCGGCGGCTATAACAACGGAAATTGCGGCGGTTGGGGCGGCGACTGGGGGGCATGGATTATCCTGTTCCTTATCTTCGGTATGTTCGGTTGGGGCGGCATGGGCGGCTTTGGAGGCTTCGGCGGTATGGGCGGCGGCGCTTATCCTGCGGAGTCCATCCTTCAGCGGAGCCTCGATACCCAGACCATCATTGGCAAGCTGGATGGCGTCACCCAGGGCCTGTGTGATGGGTTTTATGCCCAGAGCAACGCTTTGAACGGTCTTGGTATGAACATGATGCAGGGATTCTCCCAGGCGGAGCTCTCCCGCTGTACCCAGCAGGCCGCGCTTATGCAGCAGCTCTACCAGATGGGCTATAACCAGCAGAATTGCTGCTGCGAAACCCAGCGCTCCATTGACGGCGTGAAGTTCACCATCGCCCAGGAGGACTGCGCCACCCGCAACCTGATGCAGTCCAACACCCGCGACGTGATTGAGAATCAGAACGCCAACGCCAGGGCTGTTCTGGACGCGCTGACCGCCCAGCGGCTGGAGGCTAAGGATGAGCGTATTGCAGCTCAGGCCGCGCAGATTCAGGCCCTCCAGCTGTCTGCCTCCCAGGCCCAGCAGAACGCCGCTATTGGGGCTATGATCTCCGCCAGTGAGGCCACCATCCTGCGCCGCACCGGCGCGGAGTGCCCCACCCCGGCCTACGTGGTCCAGCCCCCCACGCCTGTGAACTTCCCTGTGAACAACTGCGGGACGTTTAACGGCTGGAATAACGGATGCAATCAGGGGTGCGGAGCCTGCTGCTGATTTCCCCGAAAATCGGGTGACTATTTCGGGGCGGTGGACTGCGTGTCTGCCGCCCCTGACATTTAGGAGGTATGATTTATGGCTTGTAAGCCTGTCTGCAAGCTCTGCGACCGCCTGGTTATCAGTCAGGCCGTGACGTTTACCGGCGGTAATCTGGTGATTAACCTGCCCGCCGGGGCCTACAGGAACGGGTGCAAATACTGCATTGTGGTTGCGCAGTCCATTCCCAACGCCACTACGATTAACGCGCCGGTTGTGGTCACCATTGGGACCGGAACGGAGCTGTATCCGCTGACCAACCGATGCTGCGCCCAGCTCACGGCCTGCGCCATTCGGACAAGGACGCGGTATTCCACTGTGGTGGCTACCAGCGGCACAGGGGGCACGTTCAAGCTGCTGGGGAGTGCCTGCCCCTGCCCCGCAAATAATCTGCCCAGCATCAACGGAACGGCCCCGGCCGCTCCCGCCGCGCCTGAGGCATGAAAGGAGAAGTGGAATATGGAAAAGCTCTATGATTTGAAGGACAAGCTCTGTGAGGAATTGGAGGAATTTGCCCGCAAGCAGGAGATGGGCGCGGGCGACCTGGAGGTCATTCACAAGCTCACCGATACCATCAAGAATATTGATAAAATCTGTATGCTGGAGGAAGGGGACGGCTACAGCGAGGCCGTAGACGGCGGCGATTATGGCCGTGGCTCCAGCTACGCCAACCGGGGGAAGCACTACGTCCGTGGCCACTACAGCCGGGATGGAGGCATGAACGGGTACAGCACCCGCCGCCGGGATGGCCGGGGCCGCTACAGCCGGGAGGATGGCCGCTCCGAGATGATGGAGCACCTTGAAATGGCAATGGACTCCGCCACGGAGCAGGACCGGGACACCATCAAGCGCTTCATGCGCCAGCTGGAGAACGCCTGATAGGAGGGACCGCCCGTGTCTGTGCCGAATCTGAAGGAAATAGAGTGGGCGATCTCAGAGCTGGAACAAGGGGAGAGCTCCTTTCCGGTATATGCAAAGCTGGCCAACCTCTATACTGTGCGCAATGAGCTGTTGGGTCAGTCCGCTCCAGCGGTTCAGGCAGCGGCTTACTCGGAAGCGGCCGCACCTGTACGAGAGGTATTGGGGCAATACGGAGACAGTGATTTCCTGCGCGCCGTGGCCGGCAAAGACGCCGCTTCCGCTTGGGCGGTTATGGATGAACTCATGGAAACCCTTCGCGTGGTGAAACAGAGGACCTATGATAGCGTCATGCGGAAAATGGAACGGCTTTAAGGGGCCTGGGGGTGTAATTGCCCCCAGGTTTCTTGTTTTGCAGAGGTATGTGAGGAACGCTTGATGTTACTTACACGTTACTAACAAACTGAGTTGACAGCAAAAACAAAAACTCCCAGAACCATTGTGGCTCTAGGAGTTTTTTGGTGGAGACAACAGAACTCGAATCTGTGACCTCTCGCTGAATGAGCGAGGAAATTACTGAATCTATCCACATCACATTTGATTATCCTAGAGTTATCAGCAGTTTTACAGGCGTTTAATCTAGTAAAAATCAGAAATGTCAAATCTGGTTACTAGCAAATTACAAACAAGTCAAAGGGCCTCGACAGCCTGAATCAGCTCGGCTATGTCGGTATGTACGTAGATGTTTGCAGTAGTGCTGTAGTCTGCGTGGCCCAAGATTTTTTGTAGTATCTCTGGCGGCATTCCTGCCTTTCTTGCACGGCTGGCGTAGGTGTGCCGGGTGGCGTGGGGCGTCTTGCGCTCTATGCCCAGTTTGGCCAGAAGGGGGTAATAGTTACGCCGCCGGAAATTTGCGGCCACCTTATCCCCAGTATAGCCAGACAGCAGCAGCGGCCCGTCTGCCCGTTCTGCAAAATAGGCAAAATATCCGCGCCCTTCTGGACAGATTGGGATGATACGATTCCGGCCGGCCTCTGTTTTTTCACCGCCGACAAGGTAGGTTTTGTGATAGTCCTTCAGCGGCAAAGAAAACAGCTCCCCGATACGCATTCCTGTGTAAATCAGCATGAGGATAATATAAGCCGCCTCGCTCCTGTCTGACTCCAGCTTTGCTATGTCGGTGTCGGTAAAAATCTCCTTTTCCTTTTTGATATTCTCTGGAAGTTTTACAAAGGCGGCAAAGTTTGTCGTAATAAGTTCCTCCCGGATAGACCATTTTGACATCTGCGTAATGAGCTGCTTATACTTGGACACCGTAGAGTGGGTTTTCTTCATATGTGGGTCCAGGACGGCTTGAAAGTCTGCTGTGCGCAGGTCTCGGAATTTCTTTTTATGGAGCGGGGCAAACACCTGGAATGAGATATCATACTGCGACCGGCCGGATTTTGTCAGCTCTTTATAATGCTCTAGCTTCCACGCTTCAAATACGTCCGAAAAGGTCATGTTGTACCGCTCATCCAAAGAACGCCCCGCAAGGCGGTTCAGCGCCTCCAGGGCGGCGGTTTTGGTTTCATAATACCCTATGATGGTCCGATTCTTGGAAGCCGCCCAGGGCCGTCTCCTGCGCCCCTGGAGCTTGTACACTGTGCCGGTCCCGTTGGCCCGCTTGAGTGCTTTGCGTGCCTCCCGCTCCTGCCTGGTCCCGCAGTAAGGGCAAAATCGTCCATCGTCCGGCATTTCCGCCCGGCATTTCCGGCATTGCACTTGCAATCCCTCCCATTCTTTGCTATGATGAGAGGGTAGTAGGCCGGTCAAAACTTACTACCCTCATAGCCGTCCCTGGTATTGCGAGTACCGGGGGCGGCATCTTATTTTCTAAACGTCTAGTTTGCGCATTATCGGCGGCACCTCCATGATACCACAAACTTGGTCCCATAAACAGGACTGAACTCTGATATTTTTATTTTCTATCTTTTGACAAAAAATCGAAACATATGTTTGTACAACATGCCACCTTGCAAAATAAAACGCATGTGCTATAATTGAGGCCGGATATAAGAACGACAATGATAGGTGATGTTTTGTATGAATGATTATAGTTTTGAAAGTGGCCTAGATTGTGACGATATCAAAGAACACAGGAAAGAAATGCTTGAGGAAGCGTTTTCTCTACTATGCAGGATGGACGAACGGCAGATTGATGCGATTTTGCATGAGATCAACAAGGAGGCGTAAAATGGAAGACCCTAATAAAATCGAAAATGAACTCCACAAACTGAAAAGAAGCGTGTCATGGTTGTGGGTGTTGGTTTGTTCCCTGGCTGTCTGCGTCATTATTTTGAGTGTCCGGCACAACCAAGTCGTCAGCGCTATCAACGATCTCCAAAGCAGTATTATTACCATTTTCGATCATATTAATATTCAGATTGATGTTGAGTCCTTCCTCATTAAGTCGCTCAATGAACTGCTCGAATGTCTCGGAAAAACCGGCAGCACTCTCAGATAGTTCGTTGATTGATTCGGTTTGTGTTTCTTGTAGCCGTAAGGATTTTTCTGCATTTTTATCTGGTAGATTGTGCAAATAAAGTGAGACTAATATTGGCAGGACGATACCGAGCAGCCACTTCACATTTTCTATGGAAAGTATTTTCCCCTTTTCTTTCGGCTTTGGAGAAATGATGCTTTGAAATTTTTCCTGCTGTTCTTCTGGAACCAATGGGGTAACTTTTTGCAAGGATTCAACAGTAGATTCGTCAAGCACGGCGGAATCATCTGCATTTGACGCATGAATTAATAATTCTGCGGCTCGAGTTAACACGGCTCCAGTAACTTCAATGGATTCTAGCATGGAATTGCAATATTCTTTACTCATTAGTTGGGGAATCACTTGTGCAAGCGATTGAGAGTATTCGATTGTTACTAGCTTTGATATTGCATTAGAAAAACTTGAAAGGGTCTGAGAAATTACATCATAATTATCGCGAAAGATTTTTTCATTCTGTGTAATCGCTTCCATCATGGAAAATAACCCAGGATAAGAATCGGAATCCAAAACCATATCATTTACTCCCCCAACATGGCCTTTGCTGCCTTGATAAATTTTTTCAATGTTTCATCGTCCATATTTTGTATAACGCCCCACGCTTCCTGCTTTAGCGGTGACAGCTCCCCGCCCTGTGCGGGGGGCTTTTCTTTTTGCCCTGCGGGGGTGGGATCGTCGGTGTTGCCCAAGAGGTAGTCGGTGGAGACGTGGAAGTAGGCGGCGATTTGGGGGATGAATTTTGTATAGCTTTTAAGAGATGTTTTATTCCATTTGTTAATTGTTTTTGGAGTGATTCCAAGCCTTCTTTCTATTTCTGCATTTGTTTCTGATGCCCCGTCAAATAAAGGTCGAATTCTTTCTTGATAAATGTCCATAAAAATACCTCCTTGACTTTCTCCAAAATTACGAATATAATAACCATATCAAATTATAAGGAGGAACCCCAAAATGGCGATTATTCAATGCGTACTTAACGACAGGTATCCAGATAGTACATGTGGGGCTAAAGTTATTCAAGTAATAGAGCAAAAAGTAAAATACACAGAAAGAAATATAGAACGTGTAGTAACTGTCTATCGGACGCTTGATGGCGATATTCTCGCGGCTAATGATCCTTATGGAGAAGGTATGACGCTTGAATCTATTTTTGATGATTTGAAGAAATCATAATAATTTTATGGTACAATTCTTCTTCTTCACGCTTATCAATGTACCATTTTTTTATCAAGAGCTCTATCAGATTAAGAAGTGCAGCTGCATTTTCATGAGTAATTTCTATAATTGTGCTCACATCTTTCTCCATATGAGCTCCGATATTGCCTGTTTTCCTAACCATATCAATAGCCATCCATTGAGTTGTAGGGATTTTCTCCTGCAACTCTTTTATTTCGTCAATAAGTCGATTCTTCCTGATTCCCCAAACGTCTCGAATCATTCCTTGTAAACAACGCCTGGACAGTGTGGCGGAAGCCTTTGGACTGTCCTGTAAAATTAGGCTGGCCTCTATATAGTCCTCACGGATAGGTCTAGGAACATATTCCGGTAGATTCCGGAACACCGCTTTTGGATAAATACTTACAGATTTATTTTCGATATATCCGTTTTCTCCATGAACAGAAACGGATTCTTTCTTGCAAATTGAGCAGTAATATATTTCTATTTCAAGATATTTTTCCAGAAACGCCGCTTCCGGGTGAATATTGAGTTCAATAATACCGCAGGAGTTCATCCGATAAATACGCTCATTTTCGTATGCTTTCCCAGCACCGCAAAAAGGACACACTTGATTATCCATATTCGCCCTCCAATTCTGTATAACTTTACTAAATGATTTCGGGAGTTTTTGTTGAATATGACGATATTCGTAATTTTGGAGAATCCTTCTTGACTTTCTCCGAAATTACGAATATAATAATTATTGCTTGACGAACAAGGCAACAAGAACCCAAGCCCCCAGCTATGCGGGCCTTTGAAAAATATTAGGTTGCTGGCACTTCCTATATTAAATTGTTTCCGTCACGTTGTCAAGCAATGATTATTATTTTTGGAGGTGAAACATGAGACTCAAAGAGATGCGAAAGCGGGCCGGGCTTACAGCAAGAGACGTGGCGTTAGCGATGGGCGTTTCTTTCCAGAACGTCTATAACTGGGAGAACGGGTCATATCTGCCGCCGACAAAGCGCCTGCCAGAGATCGCAAGGTTATACAACTGTACGGTGGACGAACTTCTGGGGTCTGTCCAGGTCTGTGCACAAATGGCAGATGGACAGAAAAAAATCCGCCCAGAGGGCGGCAGGAAGGAGGCTAGTATCAATGCTAACAACAAAAAACGGAGCAGCGCCAACGGATGAAGAAATCCTCGCGTATGACACAGTTCCGGTTCCGCTTGCGGCAGCTTATTTGGGCTGTGGGCCGGGAAGCATCAAAAAAGCGCTCATTCAGAGACGGGCCCCTTATGGGTACGCCATTAACAGTGAGTCCGGCACGTGGAAGTATCAGATAAGTCCCGGCGCTCTTGTGAAGTTCAAGCATGGAGATTTGCCGATGTGGTCTATGGCTGACCTTGTTGAGATGATTACAGATGGTATTGACAAGGTCCTCTCACTCCGCACAAAGGCGGCAATCAAGGTCTTGTCTGATGGGGGCGAATAGAGAAGAAAACGGCGGGTAACTCCCGCCAGCGGACAAGCCTGATAAAAGGAGGATGTTATGAGTAAATATGAATATTACCGCGAGGCCCTGACCGGCACAGGCCCCAAGCTGGCGGAGCTGACCCTGGAGGAAGCCGCCAACGACCCGCAAATCAGCCGGGCCCAGCTGGCCGCATTGGCCGAGTACCGCAAGTGTTGGGAGGGTGGGGTATGAAGCGAGACACCAAAGCCTTCCTGAGGGAAGCGGTCTTGACCGGGGCCACCCTAGCCTTCTGTGCAGCAATGCCCTTTGCGGGCCTCCATGCAGCGGCGGCGATTGTGACGGCCCCACCTGTGGCCAGCAATGAGGTGTCGGCCAGAGGGCCCGCTGTGGTAGTGGACAAGCTGGCGGTTCCGGTTCGGCTGGAGGCCGCAGGGGAGGACCCGGCGGAGCC